GAAAGCGTACTTTGCTTTTCCCTTCGTCAGCCAATTTGTTTTGCCTTTCTTCACCTCTATGTCCCTCCAAGACACTGCAATCAATATATTTGATCACTTCATTAAAAACTTTTTGCAACCTTTCATCGCAAGTTGCTAATCTTTTTCTACTATTACTTCCGAATTTTGGCATATAATCTCCTATGCTGTTACCCAATTCTTTGCTTTAACCTTATGTTTATACCATTCACCCTCTTTATTCTGTTTCATAGAGTTCGGAGGATTTGCATACTTACATGCATATGCCAAAGCATCTATAGTATCATCATGACCCATCCTTGGGCCAAAAGTCATTATCTCCCTTTGAAGATCGTAGTGATCTTTTTTGATGAAAACCGAACCAACTGCAAACCTTTGAGCCAAAATTTCCTGGATTCTGTCTCTTTTTGACATTCTGTTTCCAGGTTTCTCAGCCGTATATTTAACAGTGAAGTCATTACGTCTTCGCATTTCTGCGTTAACCGATTGAAAGACTGGCTTTGACATAGTCGTGTCTTCAACGCAGAATAAATTTGGTTCGTATATTTTGTTGAACTCAAATATATAGTCAACAATCCCTTTTTTATCATCGCCTGGTATACCAAGTACAGGTAAAGACCGCTTCCGCATATAATCAAGAACATAACAATTATTGTCAGCATCAACACCCAAAGCCAATAAAACAGAAAAGTCACTATCCCTGCGAGTAGAATCTGTAGCAGGATCGACCCCAACGAATACGTTGATGGGTTTATGATCTCCTTCATCTGTTTTAACATACCGAACACCACTTTCTTCATCTCTATAAAAGCTACCACCCCAGTACTTAATATGATTTCTGTTAAATATAGAATCTTCTTCATTCTGAACTTCCATCATATATTCTTGATAAAACTTTTGCGGCTGTCCACTGTCCGCATAAAATTTCTTTTTTCTCTCCATCTCCTTGTGACCAAACCATGTTGACCATAAAGGAGTCCCATCCTCTTGTAAAGCCTTGTAAGTAATTACTTTCCAAGAATATTTTTCACCTTGAGCTTCAGCTTTGATATGACCATTAAGTATCCTTGTAGTAAACGCATCGAAATGCACAGGCGTACCATTAATACGAAGCCTCCCGTCAGCAGGTTCCAAAGCAGGGAAGACCACCGCTGTAACAAGATTCGCGATTTTAGCCCTAGACTCAGACGTAACGGTATTATTTTCGTCCTCAAAATCGTCCAAGATGATGAGGTCGTATCTTTTATGCAACTTAGCCCCGCCACGTATACCTGAAAGGTTTGATTTCGAGATAAGTTTGCAGCCATTTTTAAGCTCAATATCATCTTCTGTCCATTTTCTCCCTTTTAAATCTCCGAAATAATAACGAATTTTATCATTATATTCCAAATGATATTTTACATAATCTAAATTTGGAACAGATATTTTAGAAGACGCAGCAACCCATCCGTAAAATAATGGATCTTGTGCAAAAACAAAATCATGCACGATATTACATTTTGTAAGAACTGTTTTGCCATGACCACGTGGTAGTATTACTCCTAATTGTCTATAATCTTTATTCATTAATGCATCAGCTACTTCATAATGAAAGAAAGGAGTTTCACTCCTCATAAAGTCATCGGGCAAAAATAACTTGCCGAATGCTATTAAGTCTTGGGATGCCAATCTAAGATCATCTTCCATCTTGGAAACATTATTTAGATTTACATTAGCCATTATTTTTCTTTACTCCATATTCCTATAGGGCAAAATGCTCCTTTAAACTTTACTTTAGCCTTCATAAAACAGCCACATTTTTTACATCTATTAATCTTTGTAAGGAATGTGCATCCTTTACAATGATTCCATCTTTTATCTTCTATCTTTTTATCTACTGTCCCGCTGACAATAGATCCTAATCCAAATATATCCATTAATCACCAAAGAAGCTGTCAAATTTTCCTTTTATAACATCGAATATAGCACTTGTATTTGTATTACTTTGATATCTTCTAGCCGCTCCCATCGTAATTGGGCCAACCATTCCATCATCCATTCCAGGATCAAGATATCCAAGTTTAATCATTAATTTTTGTGCAGCCAATACATCATCTGGAGTTATATTAGGGGATGTTGGATTCAGCACTTTAGTTATAATGTCAGATTCTTCTTTGTTATATACTGTTTTATCTCCCGCGCCTTGAGGCAAAGCAGCAGAATAGTAGTAAGAACCATCTATATATCCCTTATTTTCATTTGCCATTAGTTATCTCCTCTGGTCTTTTTGCTTCTTCTAAGGCATTATCTGAAAATCCTTGAAATACCCCAGCAGTAAGTTGCGTTACTTGTGTTTTATTTTTGTCTTCCATGTCCATAATGTCAGCCAGTTTAAAAAGAGCTTTCAATCTAGTATCATCCTTATCAGACGAGAGAATCACCTCCTTGATGTTCTTAAGTACAAAAGTTTCATCTAGATCTAATTCTTCTAAAACTGGCTTTAATTCTTCTTTCATAGCTGTCATAATCCTTGTAGTTTGTGTAAGCTCTGCTGATTTACTTAATGCATATCTAGGATTGTTGGTAGGAAATGCTTTTAAATATGCTTCTTGCATACCTACCCCTTTTGCTAAGTAAGCAACAAATAGCTTCTCATGTTTATTAAGGTTCTTTCTATCATTCAGCCGATCTTTTGCTTTTCTCCCACTAAATGAATATATATCTTCCCTTTTTGATGTATCCATTTTCATTCTAGCAGAGATAGGAAAGGTCCCAGTGCATGTACCTACATACTCTCGAACCTTATTTCTCCCCATGCTTCGCATCATCTTACCTTTACGAAGGACTTGGATAATGCAATCATCATCCGCTCTCACCCATTCTCCTATCTGTGCCTCTCTCCAATCAGATTGAATAATTAATCCTTCTGGAGTTATATCTTCAGGATCATATACTTTATGCCACTCTCCTCCAGCTTTATAAGTACGCATTACTTGCCTTCTTTATACTTATATTTAGGCTTATTAAAGTAAACACCTTTTTTGCTAGCTTTAGATTCATGCTTCTCATCCACCGGATGAGGCTTGCCTGAATATGGTCATATATGATGGCCTTTTTTCATTAATACGCTTTCTTACGCTTTGGCGTGCTCAACGGATTCTTTTTTCGCTTTTTTGGTGCTGCCTTTTTTGGCATTGCTTTTTTGTAAGCCATCCTCTTTCTCCTTTTTTATTCTCTCTATTGCAGTATATAAGTTCTGGAAGTCAATTTTTAACTGAGTTATTTGTGACTGAACATCCTCAATTAATCGATCCATCTTTTCATTTAAGCTGTACCCATCTAAACTAGGCATCCATTCTCTCCTTTTTATCTTCTATATAAGCATTAATATTGGCTACAGTATCTTCAAGGGTATATACCTTATACGTAATATCTTCTAAGTTCTTACTTAAAGATAATATAGCATTCTCTATTGCGTTTATATCCATTTATGTATTCCTATATTTAACTATCATGCAAGCAATTTTTTTAGCAAATGCTTATTTGCGTTAAGAAAAAATTATGATACTCCTAGAGTATGATCATCGCTGAGCATCTTTAATGAGTCTTCATCAAAATAGTTGTTTAAGACTATTTCTCCATAAGTAAATAATGAATCGTCATCTATAATCTCTTCATTGATATACTCAATCTCTTCAGTTTCAGTGTTATACTCTATAGTTAACTCATATCTCTTTATCTTAGACTTCATTAACACCTCCTTTTAGTTAGACTGAATACGTACTATATTACTAGGTTTATTATTTAAATGCAATAGATTTATTTAACACCTAAGTCCCTGATTTTATTGAACTTAGTATTTTTGCCGACTGATGAGTCTAATTCGGATTGCGAATCCAAAATATGCTCATGGTCAGTTCCACAATATTCAGGGCAACTATACGTATCTGCGTTGTACTTTTCTATATTGTTTAGTGTCCACGTTATAATAGTTATAATAACTATCTCTGTAAGTAATTTTGTAAGGGCATCCATTCCCATATCCTGTCTCATAAAAATTAAAATCAAAGGCACCCATATAAAGGCCCCCCTTTCTATTGAGAAATATAAGCAATTTATGTTAATAATCAAAGAGGTTTCAAAAATTGTAGCATTTTAGTGTGTGGTGTTTTTTAATTAGTGTACCCCTTATCGGGGATCTTTCGATATCTCGATTTGGTTATTTTTGATTTGTAATTATTTATTCTTTTTGGTTTTATTTGTTAACTTAAATAGGAGAAAGTATGAATAGAAATCAGAACTATGAAGCTGGTAGAGCTTATAAGAGAACTAGTGAAGTTAAAGTATCATCAGGGTTTGGTGAGAAGATAGAAGCATTAGCTCTTGGTCACTTTGCTATGGGTAATATTGGAGAGTTCCAAGTTGGTATGACAGCAATATCTAAGACTAGTCCAGAGCAAAGACTAGAGAAGATGGAGCGAACTCTTGCAATGGTAGCAAAAAGTGTTGGATTAAATAATGCAAGTATAGAAGCTGGAGATATAGAAGGGGATGGTAGTTAATACTATCCCTTTTTTATTAGTAATTAGGTGTGTTTATATGATAGCCATTAGTGATGCCCATATATTTATCTATACTTTGCCCTTTGCAATAGTATAAAGTACAGAGAGTTATTTAGGTATTATATAAATACACTTACATTACACAATTAGATTTATAGCGGGGACAAGCTTTGGTAGGCTGGACTGTCTCATAAGCAGTATTATTGTGAGTTCGATTCTCACCCCCGCAACCAATTGACGAGTGATAGATGATGTTCTATCTCGCGACCTAATAAGGTGGGCTATAGCAGAGTCATGAGCTGCGTTGGTATGCCCTGGTCTGCCTTATTGTAATTATTAAACTTGGATTATTGCGACAGCTAATTACTGTTTCAAGGACCAGAGGTAGGTGAAATGCCCCTTATAATATAGTCCTAATCCATTAAATTAAATTTGTGTGTTCACACTTATATCCTGATCAGATGTATGATGTGATTCATGTATAAGCCTGTGTAGCTGTAGTGGATGAAGATTGCAGTGCAGGTAGTTAGGTAGAGGTTGTACTCGCACCAGGTATCAAATGATACAGTGCACAATTAATCACTGACCTAATGTAGGATGGCCGATACTAAAGATAATAGTCTTTTCCCGGTGTTAAACATACTTAACCATTCTTCATGGTGTATGTACTCTTAATTAGCTATGATGGCTTTGTCTAATGTATTCCTCGCAAAGGAGTATGAGGATAGAACGACAGTTTAACAAGAGGACACTGTAAATAGAAGCGGTTCCTTGCAAGTAATATTATAATCTTGCATACACACACAATTATTTCAAATTAAAATAGGAGACAGAATGAGTCATTCATATAGATATAAAGGAATAAACCCTTTAGAAAGAGCAAAAGGATATATATTAGAATATTGTGAACAATGGCTTGATAATGAATGGAGCTATAAACACTTAAGTCATAAAGATGTTAGAATTTTACAAGATGTAGTTAATGCATTATATGAATTGTCTGAATTTACACCACCCAAAATAGAAACAATATGGGATGAAATTAAAAAGGATAAGGAGACAGAGTGATAAGAGATGAAGAGTTTTATAAAAGAGATGATGGCACTAAATGTGTATCATTTTTCTGTGATTTAGATATAGTAATATTAACAGAGAGAGATATTAGATGGTTTCAAGAAGAATTTGATAAACTAGATAAGGAGTCATAAGATGGCAAGGATATTTTCAAGTATATATTTATTAGTAATAACTTTTCAATGCTATGCTCATTACACTATGGCAGGATATAATCATAGTATAATATTTTGGTGGTTAATTAATTTTGGAATAGCATCGTTATTATGGGATGGATATAGATTAAAGAAATAATACTAAAGGGGATATTGACAGGCGAGTACCCATACAGGCATTAATTCCCTGTATAAATTCTAACGAGGGTCAAGCCACCTAAAAATTTAATTAATAACGAAAAAGGAGTGTA